GCTCGGTGCCCACGTCGTCCACCAGTATCGGAAGGGTTACCCCGGGTTCGCCCAGAACATCAAGGATGCCCTGGACGAGCACGCCGCCAAGATCGACAAGGCAATCCACGACCGGGCCATTGAGGGTTGGGACGAGCCGCGGTTTGGCCAGAGCGGAGTGGTGGGCACGGTGCGGCGTTACTCCGACAACCTGCTCCTGGCCTACGCGAGACGCCACATGAAGGAGTATCGTGAGGGCCAGCACACTTTGAACGTGAGGACCAAGCACGAGCACGAGGTGAACCTCAACCACAAGGTGGACCTGACCCAACTCTCGGTGGAACAACGCAATGCCTTGCGTCTCCTGCTGGGCAAGGACGAGCCCGAAGAGATCAAACCAGCCCCCTTCGCCCTGGTTGAGCCAAAGCCAGAAACCGAGCCCCCAACGAACGGCACAGCGTGACCATCAACCACGAACAGCTGGCCTGGGCCATCGACAACCGTGATGAGGTTCTTGTGGACCTCGACAGGCTGGACAGCAAGATCAGTCTGTTGAACTTCATCCGGCTCGCCTGGCAACAGCTGGAGCCGGCCAACACCTTTGTGTATGGCTGGGCGGTGAGCGCGATCTGTGAGCACCTCGAAGCGGTCTCCCGCGGCGAGATCAAGCGCCTGCTCATCAATGTCCCGCCAGGTTGTATGAAGAGCCTGACGGTCAACGTCTTCTGGCCCGCGTGGGAGTGGGGGCCGCTCCGCCGGCCGGACCTGCGCTACATCTCGGCGAGCTATGAGAAGAACCTCGCCACCCGCGACCTGGTGCGTTGCCGCGACCTTGTGTCAACCGAGTGGTTCCAGACACGGTGGCCAGTTCAGTTCAAGGATGACCAGAACCTCAAGACCTACTACGAAACTGGAGAGCGTGGCTGGCGGCTGGCGTCCAGTGTCGGCGGCAGCCTGGTGGGCTATCGCGGCGACCGGATCATTGTCGATGACCCGCACGACGTGAAAGCGGCCGAGTCGGACCTGAAGCGGGAGGAGAGCATCAGGTGGTTCACCGAGACTGTGCCCACCCGGCTCAACAAGCTGTCGGAATCGGTCATGGTTGTGATCATGCAGCGTCTCCACGAGCGGGACGTGTCGGGGATCATCATCAAGGAGCTGCTGGATGATTGGGAACACCTGATGCTCCCGATGGAGTTTGAGGTCGAGCGCAAGTGTTTCACCGGGGTTGGCTTCGAGGACCCAAGAACCGAGGAAAGCGAGCTATTGTGGCCGGAGCGGTTCGACAAGGAATCGGTCGAGCAGCTGAAGAAGGTGTTCAGATCCCATGGTGGGTCCTACGCGGAGGCGGCCCAACTCCAGCAGCGGCCGGCGCCGCGTGGTGGCGGGATGTTCAAGCGCAAGCATTTCCAGTTTGAGACGACCGCGCCGACGATCAAGGGCGGCAAGCTGGTCCGTGGGTGGGACCTTGCGGCGACGAAGGACCGCGGGGCAGCCTGGACTGTGGGGGCGAAGCTCCTGCTCTACGAAGATGCCTTGTATGTGCTCGACATTGTGCGATTCCGGGGGACCGCGCGGGAGGTGGAGCAGAGCATCCTCAGTTGTGCGGAGGGGGATGGAATCCGGTGTGCGGTCTCCATTCCGCAGGATCCGGGCCAGGCGGGCAAGCATCAGAAGTCTCGCCACGCCGGGTTGCTCGGAGGGTTCAATGTGAGCTTCAGCCCGGAGTCCGGAAGCAAAGAAGATCGTGCAACGCCCTTCGCGGCGCAGGTTGAGGCAGGTAACGTCTACCTCATTCGTGCTCCATGGAATGATGCGTTCTTGTCTGAAGCCGTGATGTTCCCGGCAAGTGAGTTCAAGGATCAGATCGATGCGCTCAGCAGAGCGTATGCTCACTTGCTCCAGTTCAAGGGAATGGAGATTGCGCTTGAACCTGCGAAGGTGTATTGATGACCTCGCTTGACCCCAGCATCAAGAAGCCGGCTGGCGCCGACAACGGTTCGCCGTTCGGCACGATCGGTGCCCCCGGCACCGCCATCTACGGCGGATACATTGTCGAGAATGAGAAGGACTTCAGGCTCACCGGCCGGGAGAAGTATCGCACATTCAGCGACATGCTCGCCAACACGAGCATCGTTGCTGCGGGCACCCGCTACTTCCTGAATCTGGTGAGCAAGGCAGGATGGAAGATCCAGCCAGCGGAGGCGGACGGCGGCGAGGAGATCGCCGAGCAGATTGAGGACATGATGAGCCACATGGTCACGCCTTGGCACCGGGTGGTGCGGCGTGCGGCCATGTATCGCTTTTACGGGTTCTCACTCCAGGAGTGGACCGCGATCATTCGTGAGGACGGAGCGATTGGGTATCGGGACATCGCGCCCCGGGCACAGATCACGATCGAGCGGTGGGACACGGACCGGATTGGGACGGTCCTGGGCATGATCCAGCGGGTGCCGCAGACGGGCAACGAGCTGTATCTACCGCGGGGCAAGATGCTCTACCTGGTGGACGACACGCTGAACGATAGCCCGGAGGGGCTCGGCCTGTTCCGCCACCTGGTGAAGAACTCGCACGCACTGGAGCGCTATGAGATCCTGGAGGGGTGGGGGTTCGAGCGCGATCTGCGCGGGACGCCCATCGGGCGCGGGCCGCTCGCTGAGATCGCCAAGATGGTTTCGAGCGGGGAGCTGAGCAAAGAGGACGCGAACGCACTGAAGGCGCCGATCGACACCTTCATCCGGAACGCCATGAAGGGGAAGGACACGGCGCTGTTTCTCGACTCGGCGCCCTACCGCGGCACCGGCGAGCAGCAGACCCCGATCGCAAACTCTCCGCAGTGGAACGTGGAGCTGCTTCAGGGCACGACCACCTCCCAGGCTGAGATGGCCCAGACCATCGAGCGACTCAACCGGGAGATGGCACGCGTGCTCGGCGTCGAACACTTGCTGTTGGGCACTGACTCGCGGGGTAGCTTCGCGCTCAGCCGGGACAAGACTCAATCATTCGGACTGATTGTCGACAGCACTCTGCGCGAGATCCGTGAGACATTCACCACGGACTTCCTCGATCCGCTGTTTGCCCTCAACGGATGGGACAAGGCACTGAAGCCCACGTTCAAGATCGAGCAGGTTCAGTATCGCGACATTGAGCAGGTGACCCAGGCCCTCGCCGACATGGCCAAGGCAGGCGCACCGCTCGTCCCGGATGATCCGGCGATCAACGAGGTCCGTGACCTCATCGGCCTGTCTCATCAATCTGAGGCGGCGTTGGATCTCAACATCCCCACTCTACCTGCTCAGCAGGGACAGGAAGAACCCGGCGGCAGCGACGGCGACGAAGAGAAGCCGAACGAATCGTCAACCAAGGAGACGTAGACAATGGTCTGGTATAACCGAGGCAAGTTCATCATCTTCGATCGGACCGCGGCGGGAGTAGGTGAGCCACCGCTTGACCTGTTGCTTGACATGGTCAAGATCGCGTTGATGTTGGAGGCTTACGTCATCAACATCGACACGCACGAGGATTTCGCGGACATCGTCGTCAGTGAAATCTCGAACAGCAGCGTGACCAACTACACGGCGCGCGGCAACGGCATCGAGCTTGCGTCCAAGGCCATTGCTCGCGATGACGCGGCGGACCAAAGTGAGTTCGATGCGGATGACTTGGTCTACACTGCGATTGGGAACGGCACCAACGCCACGTTCGATCAGCTTGTAGTCATGCGTGAGCAGGATGCCGGCGCGACCGACGCGAACACGGAACTGCTCGCGCACGCCACGGTCTCGGCCACCACCACGAACGGTGGCAACGTCACGTTGGTCTTCAACACTGACGGGCTGCTCACGTTGACGGCATGATTCTCCGAGTCTCTTTCAACCCGCAGACTCAGCTGTGGAAGATCCGGCCTCAGTCCGGAGGCGATTGCGTCCTGGCGAGTCGACTCATTCTTGACGCGCCCGCGAAGAGCAACGGCGGGTTTCTTGAAGTGCGTGACTGTGAGCTGAAAGTGGAGGGCTACACTGAGGTCGGCTCGACCGTGACGACGTTTGCGCGCATCATCCGCCACAAGGCCCTTCCGGGCACCCCTCCGAAGCACGACCCGCAACTGGAGTGGTGCGTGCTACACGACCCGAACACCCGGAAGTGGTATGCCTACCGCCAGGACGATCAGAAGGTTGTAGTGTCGACGATGAACCTGGAGATGGATTGCCACGCAATCACGTCGAAGGGGGTCTGGCACTGCCATGCTGAGCAGTTGGTGAATGGGGCCACGAACAAGGACAAGGCAGTCATCGATGCGCAACGGGTGAAGCTCCGGACGTTGAAGGTGTATGACCAGACGATCGTGGTGGATCCGATTTCGATGCGGCCAATGGCCAAGTCTCTGAGGACTGGATGAAATGGCACGCGTGGTATTCGGACGGGTCGGAGTTCACTTCGGGCCGACACACCACCGCGGATCTGCCGTTGGACGGGGTTGTGCTCTTCATGCTCTGGCCCTTTCCGACCAACGCCAAGCGAAGGATCATGCAAGGCACGGAGTGGTATTTCGTTGCGCCGGGGGACGTCTGGGACCAGGCCAGTGGTTCCGACTATCCGCCGGGTGACCCCGCCGCCGTTCGTAAGGGGATCCAGGCTCGCTACCCGGGCGCGCGGGTGATGCGGGGAAAAGCCGTGTCGGCCGCCGTCTACGTTGAGACGCAAGATGCGGCCTACGCGAGCCGGAGCCCAGCCTGATGGTGCTCATCTTCGCAGAATCAGACAACTCTGACCAGGGCACCTGTGGTGTTTCACAAGGCTGCGCTCCTGCGGCGACTGCGACCGTATCAATGGAAAAATTCGCCGCGGTCGGCGGCACGCTCGGCTCTACCGAGTTCTCGGGCTTGTTCATGGAAGACGGTGGCATCACTCGGTCCACCATCATGTTTGAGATGGAGCCAGTCGCGACGGATTGGGCGTCGGGCACAGCCATAGTGCGGCTCGATGTCACCACCGGCAATATGCAAGTGCAATGGACCGCCGTGTATCTGTGCCAGAGAACCGCTGGTTGCGGAGAGATCGCGGAATACGGAAGTGCGACCGGACTCGGCATTGCCCTCACCACGGCACAAGTCTACAGCCAGAATGTGACGGTCAGTGCGATCACAGCAGCAACGTCTGATATCCTCTTCATTGTGCTTGAATTCACAGCACAGTCTGGAATGGCCCAGACGATTGGAATCACTCCGAGCCAGAACATTGACACCCCCATCAACACGGCGGGACTTCCAGACCCGGACGTTGGAACCTGGTTACGTCGCTATCAGGGTTCACCAACACCGAACACACTTGTGAGAATGTGATGAGCAAACAAATTCGTGGTCAGTATTCCGTCTCATTCGAAGGCTTGGCTGTGACGGACAACAGTCAGTTTCTTCAGCTGCTCGGAGCGTCCGGCGCTTGCGCTGAGATCCTTGAGGTGCGGATCTGGCAGACTTCAGACAACACCCTTGCTGGGAACGCCATCCACATGGAGCGCGGCACGGGCGGAGCGGGCGGCACGTCGCAGGCCATTGACGAATGGATCATTGACGCCCCCACTGCCGTCTTGACCGCGAATCGCGACGCACCGACGACCGAGGTGACCGGGGTGGATATGAACATCCGCATCGGTTGGAACATCCTCCAGGAGTTGGTCTGGTTGCCGACGCCCGAGATGCAACTGTGGCTGAAGCAAAGTGATGACCTTGCTTTCTCGCTGGTCACTGCCGACAGCCTCACGATCGGCTACACCGTGACCTGGAACGAATACGACGCATAAGCGGCGATGGCTTGGCAAGTTGGAACCGGAGGTGTTTACCGCGCACCAGTGGTGGTGCGGGCTCCGAATCCGCAACAGGGTCCTGGATTCCTCGGGATTCCTCTGGAGCAGCCTGTCGCGGTGCCCGCCATTGCGGCGCGGCTCCAGATCGCTGCTCCTGACCGAGTTGATCAGACCGTCAACGTAGGTGCGATCGCAGCTGCCCTTGCGATCCTCGCTCCGACGGTTGACCAGACGGTCGACGTCGCCGCGATCGCCGCACGGCTCCAGGGAGTCGCCGCGCTCACCCGAGTTGACCAGACAGTTGATGTAGGCGCAATCGCCGCGCGGCTCCAGGTCATTGCGCCTGATCGGGTAGATCAGACGGTCAACGTCGGTGCGATCAGTGCTGCGCTTGCGATCATTGCTCCTACCGTCTTCGCCGATCAGGATGTCGTGGTGCCGGCGATCGCCGCGCGGCTCCAGATCGCTGCGCCAGGTGTAGCTTTCGATCAGACGGTTGCGGTGCCGGCGATCGGCGCTGCCCTCGCTATCCTTGCTCCGGATCGAGTTGACCTGACCGTTGACGTTCCGGGAGTCGCCGCAAGGCTCCAAGTCACTGCGCCTGACCGAGTTGACCAGACAGTCAACGTCGGTGCGATCGCTGCGCGGCTCCAGGTCATTGCGCCCACAGTCTTTGCCGACCAGGACGTGGTGGTGCCGGCGATCGGCGCGGCCCTCGCTATCCTCGCGCCCCAGGTCGACCAGACGGTCAATGTCCCGGCGATTGCCGCGCGGCTCCAGGTCCTCGCGCCCGAGGTTGGGGTGGCGCTCGACGTCCCGGCGATTGCCGCGCGGCTCCAGGTTGCGGCTCCGCTTCGGGTCGACCAGACGGTCAATGTCGGCGCGATCAGCGCTGCACTCGCCATCATCGCTCCAGGGGTCCTCGCTGGTCAGGAAGTCACGGTGCCTGCGATCGCAGCGCGGCTGCAGATTGCCGCGCCGGGCGTAGCCTTCGACCAGGACGTTACGGTGCCGGCGATCGCGGCTGCCTTGGCGATCCTGGCTCCGGCCCGAGTTGACCTGACTGTTGCGACGCCCGCCATCCCGGCGAGCCTCGCGATCCTCGCGCCGGACCGAGTGGACCTCACGGTGGACGTTGGGGCTATCGCCGCGCGCCTCCAGGTCATTGCGCCGACGCTCCTGCTAGAAAAGGACGTGGCGGTGCCGGCAATCGCTGCGCGCCTCCAAGTCATTGCGCCGGCGGTTCTGGCCGATCAAGAAGTTGCGGTGCCTGTGATCGCCGCGCGACTCCAAATCATTGTTCCGAACGTCGGGACAGTGCCCGCGCTGGTGACTGGCAACTTTGACCTGTTGCTGCCCGGCGGACTCCTCCCGAATATCGACGTGATCCTACCCTCCAGCAACCAGGACGTCTGATGGCTGAACTACTGAATCTGTGTCCCGAAGCGGTTGACATCTGCATCTCTCGCGGAGACACGACCCCCTGGACGTTCACGATCAAGGACGCGGTCACAGGCGATCCGATTGACATCACTGGATTTTCCTACATCCTGACG